CGCACTTCCAGGCGAAAATCTAAATCCCCAATGACGGGTAAGGCGCTCGTGTCAATGTAGCCAAATAGCGGGCTCGTAAAAACGCCGGCATAGTTGGTGCGGCTGCTAGAACCTAGGGCGGCTAGGGCGCGGCGCCGGTGGTGGTACGCAAGTAGTGACATAGCTAATCGGCCAGTGTAACAACCTCGATTCTATCCACGCCCACCAGCAGCGAGTAACTGAAGGCCTTGCCGCTGGCGTAGCTCGCCCCTAGGTATTTGTAAGGCTGGCCAGCTGGCGCGTTGCTGAAGGCGGGCGCCTGGCCACCAGCTGCCACGGCGAAGCGCACGCACTTGCCGACTAGGCAGCCGGTGGCGTCAATCGTAAAGCTGCCGCTGGCAATCGTGCCGTAGTCGGTGGGTGCCTCGGCTGTGAGCGTGACAGTAGTAGTGCCGGCTGGGGCCGTGCGGCCCAGCTGCGCGGCGCGGGCCTGCTCGTCGGTGTAGCTGCCGGGGCCGGCCTGGCCACCGTTGGGTCGGTTATCGACTAGCCAATCCGACTGCGGCGTAGTGGGTGCCCCCTGCCCCGTGTTTTTGCTTTCGTAGGCGTCGCGGCCACCGCCTGGGAACAACTGCGTTAGTGGCCCCTCTAGCACTACCGACCCCGGCACAAAAGCCGAGAACGTAATGCACGGCGCGTCTAACGTATAAATCGGCGTGTTGCGCACCACCATGCGGCACTGGCCGTACTCCGTGCGGCTATTGTTGCGGATGGGGCCATTAGTGCCGCCTGCGCGCTTACTATCCACGCGGCAATCCTCCATGATGTACTCGTCTAGATGCGCGTTAGCCGGGTAGTTATTAGCTACATACTGAAACGTGCCTAGCTCTTCCAGCCGGATATTTCGGACGGTGAGCGTGCTTCGGCCGCTAGTCTGCCGGCACAGGGCCACCAAGCCTAGGCAGGTGCCCCCGCCTTCAAAAACGTAATCCAGTGGCTTATCCCCCTGGTAGGCACCAAAAAGAATTTCGCCGCCCACTATTGCGCCAGGCAATAGTTTCAGTCGGACGTTCTTCGTCTGCACGTAATTTTCAGTGTAGTACGGCCGGCCTAGGGCGTCTACGCCCGTGCCGCCGGGCAATACACAAATTACGTCGCCATCCCGTGCCGCGTCGTGGGCTTCCTGCATCGAGCGGTGGGGCCGCGTAATGCTGCCACGGTAGGCCCCAAAAGCATTGTAATCTCTCAACCCACCTTGCACCCATTGAATACGGGAGCCGGGCGTTGTTGCTAGCTCTTGAAATGCGTTGGCAAAATCCGTGTAGCTAGTATAGTAGTAGGGCGCATTAAATGCGTAATAATCAGCTGCATCTACTGTAGAATAAGCATCATTATCAACGTCATAAAACCCTATGCCGGTGCCGTACCACTGAACGGTTATTGTTTGGTTAGAGTAGGGGCGGCCGAGCTTGAAATCCGTTTGATAGGTATTAACGCCTGTCCAAATGTTATCGGTGGTAAGCAGATTGCTAGCAGGTAATACGGGCGCGGCGGCGGGTGTCCAATAAGCATCGTCTACGCCGGTGAAGGCCGGAAACGTGCCGCCCGCCTGCTTGGCCGTAGCAAACTGGTCAGCGCCGTTGAGGCTCCAAATAGATAGCTCGCCCAGCGTCCAATCGGTTATGCTGGCCGGGCTCGTGTCGCGGCGCACGTAGCCATATTTTGCCTCGGGGCTATCCTCGGGCACGAACTTGGCCGGCGTCTTGTCGCTGGTGCGAAAACTACCATCGACGTACACCCACTTATCGCGGTTGGCGTAGCCTTTGGAATCCCATACAGCCACCAGCCACTGGCCATATTTGACGGGCTGGGCGGGGTCGGGTTGGTAAAACTCCACCCTAATCCGCGTGCTAATGCAGCACGTATTATAGTCCAGCTGGTCGAAGGCCTCCCCGAAATTGCCGTTGGCCTTAATCTCGGCGGTGGTCAGGTAGCGGTAAGCTTTGAGTAGGCTCTTGCTGCGGTTGGGGCTCAGGTTGCCGCCGCCGGTGGGGGCTTCCTCAATGGTTTTAGCCACGTCGCCGGCGAACTCCGACAAGTAGCTATCATCAATTTTATCGTAATTGTCGGGGGTAAACTTCTCAGTCTGCCACTTCTTTCTCAGTTCCTCGGTATTCATAACCTACTGGATATTAACCGTTGCTTTGAACGGGCTAGTTATCACGATGCGCTGGCCCACGGTGGCCACGCCGAGCAAGCGCCCGCGGCTGCTGTAGATGGGCACCGTGCCACTGCCGCCGGCCGCGCTGCCGGCCGTGGGCACGGGCTGCTGGGGCGTTACCAGGCCTAGGCCTTCCACGCTGAAGGGCTGCGTTAAGTAGACGGCCGGCGTGCTGGTGGCGCCTTCGAACTGCCAGCTGCGGCCTTTGCGCTCCTTGGGCGTGCGGCCACTGGCCAGCTTGCTAGTGAACAGCAAGCCGCTGAGCTGGTCGCCGGCGGCTACGATGGTGCCGTTGCGGTAGCGTACCAGCACCAGGTACCGCTTGCCGTGCATGCGGGCCAGCTGCGCCGTTACCTCGGGCGAATCGCCGGCGTACTCGCCGCCCACCAGCTGCTGGTACTGCGCGCCGTGCAGCGTGTCGCTGGCCTCGGTCGTGAGCTCGGGCGTGGCGAAGATGCCGGCCAGCTGGCCGAACAGCTGGCCGGGGCGCAGCTGGTGGGTGCCGAGCTGCTTGCCGGCCACTACCGGGGGCCACGTGGCCACCAGGCGGTGCTCCACGAAAAACACGTGACTGACGCCGCCAAGCTGCGCGGTCGGCTGCGCGGGAACGCTGGTCATTTAGGGGTTAAATATAGTGTTTTCTAAATGTGACAAAAGCAAGGCAACTTTTTTGAAAAAAGTTAGCTATTTCGGCTGCCGGTAGTAGCGCCGAATCTGGAGCTTATCGCGGTCGATGTTGGCGCGGCGGTAGCGGATAAAGCCGCGGCGCAGGCTCATGGGGTCGATATCCTCCGGCGTGATATCGTACTTCTCCATGAAGTCGTCGATGGCGTCCTGGATGGTGCCGTTGCCGGTTTTCGTGTAAATAGCTGCTGCTGAATGAAATTCCTGCTTCAGCACGCTTTCCACGAAGTTGTTGAAGTACACGATGGTAAGGTTGGTTAAGCCTTTGTAGCCGCTTTTGCGCAGCTTGTGCTCGCACGTGTTTACCTCCCACGTGGCCGTGTAGCGGTCCAGGCTGGCGTCGAGCCGGCCGCGGGTCAGGTTCTTCTGTAGCAGAATGAACAAGAAGATGCCGAACGCATCATCCTGGCGCAAGGTGTAGCCTTTGCCTAGATGTAATTGTAGAAATTTAAGACTGTAGGCCTTAACGGGTACTTTGAGTGTCATTGCCAGGATTTTACTTGAAGCTCCGGCTTCTTCCTGGCATTTGGTAGGTCCTAGTAGGGCGTTAAGAGTGGGGAGCACGGCGGCGGCCAGCTCCTGGTTAGAGGGCAGAAAAGTTTGCGGCACAGCAAGGTGGCCTAAAGGATGTTAGGGTAGGAAAAGACGCAGGCCTGGCGGGTGCTACTGCACCAGCAGAATGTGGCCGTCGAGGTTGAGGCTGGCCTGGTGCAGCACGCCTAGGGCGGTGGCCAGCTGGGGCGCGTGCTCGGGGTACGGCTCGGCCGTGCGCAGCATACGCTCGTAGTGCAGGCGCACGCTCACAATTTCCAGGTAGTCGAGGCGCAAACGGTGCGGCTTTGCTTTCTTGCCGTCGCGCAGGGGCTGCGCGTCCTTGGCCGTGAGCTTGTCGAGGCGCTTCAGCAGCCCCGTGAGGGGGGCCAGGCTCAGGGCCTCCGTGCTGCTGAGGCGGTGGCCGGCCTGCGGGTCACGCTTCAGCATCAGCTCCAGCGTGTTGTGGACGGCCCAGCCCAGCAGCTGGGACTGGCCGCGCTCCAGCGCCACGCGCTGGGTCAGGTGGGGTAACTTCATTTGCTCTTGGTGGGGGCGTGTGGTTGAGGTTGGGCGGGGGATAAGTCCCTGCGGTTGAGGCCGCTTAGCGGCACTACTTCGGTCTTGCCGATGCCGCGAACAAGTTGAGCTAGGGGGCTTAAAGTTGGATGGTAAGCGGGAAAGTAGATTTTCACAAGATAGTACTGGACTTTATATAGTGTAATGTATTGAGTAACTGAACGATTAACTAATCTCGTTCGCCTCTCAAAGCTACACCCAATTTACATAATTGGTTAAAATCCCCTAAAATCTGCGTCTTTCTAGTGTCGAGTTTATTTTTTCATTGCTTTTTCCAGCATTTCGTTTCCCCTGCTACAGCAGCTAATCAGTTGGGCCTGGGCTCATTGTCTAAATTCAGAAATAAGCCATTTACAAAAATGGTTAAAATCCTGAGTTACCGACTTTTGCGCTTTACTTTTTAGTGCTTAGTTGTGACCGCTGCTGACCATTTACTGAGCTGGGCCACGCCCACCCGTATCAAGTTGTTGAACGGGTTAGCCTTCGACCGCCTGGCGGGTCGTTCGGACGGCACGCTTTCGCGCTTTTTCAAGCGCCAAAATTCCTTTACGATGGAGAAGGCGGGGCTGCTGGAGTATTACCCGCTGCTCCACCACGTCGGATATCTGCCGCCTGAAGCGATTTGGCGGCCTGTGGCGCCACTTTCGGGGGTTGAGCTGAGCCTAGACCTGCGCGAGTGGTTTACCGAGCTCCGTAGGGCGCTAATTAGCCGCCGGGCGGTGGACCTGCTGAGCGAGCGCCCGGTGGGGGTGCTGAACCGCTACCTGAACGGGGAGCCGCACATTACTTTTTCGCGGGTTTCGGCCTCACTGGCGGCTTATCAGCAGGTTCTCAGGCAACTAGGGTACGGTTGTACCGATGGGATAAGTCCATCGGTTTAATTAATATTCTGATTTACAGCATATAACAGTACAAAAGCCAGCTAAACATGGCTATATACTGTTATATGCCGGCCGCCCCCCCCCTGCTTGCGGAGCCTTTCGAACCGGGCGAAACCGGACGCTGGCCCCGTCGATTCGGACCCGCGCCGCGTCATTCGGCCTGAACGCCGCGGGGGTGCGGGGGGCGCAGCCCCCTGCGGAGTGGCTGCGCCAGCTCCCGGTCGCTGCACTATTTTCGGCGCCAGCTCACGCTGGCCCCGCCCAGCTCCCGGTCGCTGCACTATCTCCGGCGCCAGCTCGCGTTGGCCCTGTGCAGGGCTCGCGTTATTCCTCGCTAGCTGCACTAACTCCCTTTTCGTTCGAAAATTCTTTGTGATTCTTTAGATATAAGGTATCGGTGCTCCTATAGTTGACACAGAATGTTGTGATAGTTGACGCAGAATGTTCGCATAGTTGACAGGATGTTGTGATAGTTGACGCAGAATGTTCGCAAAGTTGACGAGGTGGTTTAGCAGTTATCCACAAAAAAAGCCTTTAACTTTCGTTAAAGGCTTTATATCTATATATCAGCTAGTTAAGTGCTGAGGGTGTTCGCAAAGTTGACGCAGATTTACGCTACCTTCGCCCGACCTGACACCTTGGCAGGCTTGCCGTCACTGATAGATGAGCTGGGTAGATACTCCCGTTTCCAGGTGACTTCATACTTCCCGGTTTCGTAATTGAGCTTCACCTTGGGAATCATCTTAATCGAGGGCGCCGCGGCTACTCGGGTCAGCAGCTTGCGCAGGCGTGCGGCGTTCTGCTTCTCGTCCTGGAAATGCAGCCCAGCTACGGCGCACAACTCGGTGTAGCTGTCTTTGCTCGGGTAGTAACCGGCGCGCTTGGGCGTCTTATCCCAATAGCGGCGTTTCCATACGAGGCGCAGGTACATTTTACGCGCCTGGTGGTCGGCCCGGCCGGCCGGCGTGGTAAAGCTCAGGTAGTCCTCCAGGGTCAGGGCCTGGTACCACTTGCCGCGGCCGTGGGCCAGGATATCGGCGTCAATGCTGTAGTACAGCATCGTGCCGGTGCTCAGGATATCCACGTCGATGCGGCTTACCAACATTTTGTAGTCGAAGCGCAGCGTCTTGCGGGCCGGCTTATCGCCGTCCTGGCGCTCGCGTTCTTCCTCGAAGTGCAGCGTGTCCTTGCCCATGCGCAGCAGCACGTAGCCGATGGCTACGCGGGCCACCTCAATAGCCCGGTCGCTGTAGCCGTGGGCTTTGAGCCAGCCCTTTTGTTCGTCGCTCATGGGCTTCATCAGCAGCTGCCGCGTGTAGCCCATTGTTTTGCAGAAGGTAGGCAGGTGCAGTACGGTTTCGTCCTCGTCACCTAGCACGCCGTAAATGATGAGGTCGCGGGCCACTCCTGAAGCGAACTCGCCCAACTGGTCGAATACCTGCGGCTCGCGCAGCAGATTCGAACACAGCCGAATTTTGGTTACTTCACTTGGCATAGGTGGCGGGAATTAGGAAATGGAACAGAGTAGCAGGAAGTCAAGATATCGGACCTGAAAAGAATAATAAATTATATTAATTGTACAATTAACATTTCTAGCTCTTTACAAATCTAGTTAAACTGCCCGGTTATGTTCAATTGGTGAACTACGCACAATTTACAAACCTAGTTAAAAATACCTACGCGTAAACCGCTATTCCGGCCTATATGGTTGAGCTTCTGCCTGGTCCCACGCGTTCCACTGGATGCCGCCGGGCTCGGCCAGGTGCCGGTCGAGCGCGGCCCGGTACTGCTCGGCGGTGCAGGGCTGCCAGGCGGCCAGCATTTGGTACGTGCGTACCACGGTGAGCCCGCCGGCGCCGTCCTCCGTCACGGCCTCCAGCACGAACTGGCCGGTGCTCAGCGCGTGCACCTTGGCCCACGCGCCTAGGTCGGCGTCGTGGTAATACTCGGGCTTGGTCCAGGTGGGTAGCAGCTCGCCGGCCAGCTCCATCTGAAGCGCCAGGCTGTCCCACGTGAGGCCGGCCAGCTCCAGCACTAGGTCGCGGGCTCTGTCTACGACGGCCGCGTGTTCTATTCCGCTGTTGGTTATGGTGGCTATTTTCTTGCGCACGCTGGTAGCCTTCTGCTGTAACTTCTTCAGCTTGTCCAGCTTGGGGTTCTTGGCTTGGTAGAATTTCATAGCTGCGCCTACTTTTTCTCGCCGGGTACCGGCTGTTGGGCGGTGGGTTCGTTTTCCAGGAAGGCGCGCAGCACGTCGTTAATTACCTCGCGCTGCGAGCTGCTGGGGCCGCGCCAAAACACCACGCGGTCGAGTAACACCTTCAGGTCGCCGTCGAGGGCAAAGCTGGTGTACTTGGATTTGGGCGCTTCTGGCGTGGGCTCGGCGGCCGGGCTGGTGCCTTCGGGCTGGGCCACCATGCCGCTTAGCAGGTTGGAAAAGTTTTTGGGGGCTTTCTTGGGGGCTTCGGGCTTCTTCATCAGATTAGAGTTTAGCAAGTAAACGGTTAGTAACAATCAGGTAGTCAGTCGCGCTACGGCTTTCGGGCGCATACTGGAAAATGGTTTGTTGCAGGGCCTGGGCCTCGTAAATAGCGGCGTCCTGGCGCACGTTGCCCAGCAGGGCCTCGGGGCCGTACTGGTCCGTGACGGCGGCCAGCATCTGCTGGCGCATGGCGCCACGGATGGCCGGGTTGAACTTGGGGAATACAAAGCCGCCGAACTTCAGGGCCTTGTTCAGCTTGTGCTCCTTCACCTTGCCGGCCAGCTGCACCATTTTGGTGAGGCCTTCCACGCTGAAGGGCTCGGGGTCGGTCGGTATCACGTAGGTGTCGGCCGCACAAAAGGCGTTGTAGGTCATGCCGTCCGATAAGTTGGGCGGGCAGTCGAGTACCACGTAGTCGAACCGATGGGCCGCCACGGCGGCCAGGCGGTCGCGCAGCAGGTAATACGGCTCGGCTATTTTCTTACTGCGTAGCTTCTCCAGGTAGTCGCCTAGGAACTGGTGGCACGGTAGTAGCTCCAGGCGCTCGCTCACCTGCACGGTGGGCCAGATGCGCAGGCTTACCTCGTCGCTGGCTGGGGTTAGCAGCAGCTGGCCCACGTTGTACTGGTACCCCTTGCCGGCCTTCAGCCACGTGCTCAAATTACATTGCTCGTCTAGGTCCACCAGCAGCACGCGCTGGCCCTGCACCTGAGCCAGCGCCGCGGCAATACTCGCCGCGGTGGTCGTCTTACCTACGCCGCCTTTGTTGTTGGCTACCGCTATTGTTTTCACTGCTTCAGGGGGTTGTGGTGAATGATGGCGCAATATTAAACATATTGTTGATATTAACAATATGGTTGATATTCGTAAAATGTAGTAGTCGCTAAATATCACCGATATAAACGCAATTAATAATATTGCTAATATGGTTGATATTGCCAATATGCATGTACCAAACTTTAACCAATTATGTAAATTGAATTAAAACCTTGCCGGCGCAGTTTCTGCCGACTACTTTTAGAGGTTCGTAACTTAGGTGTACTATGTCCATTGCCCAGCCGTTGCTATCGGTCGGGCGTACTAATCAACCTTTTATGTCGCTCTCCCCTGAGATTCCCGCCTTTCTCCTGCTTCACCTGCGCAGCATTGACGACGATGCCAGCGCCATTTTATCCTGGCGCGGCGCCATTGGTGGCCAGCAGCCACTGGCCGCGCAGCTCACGCTGGCCTATACCGACCATCTGGCTAAACTGCCTAAGCTCTCGCCCATCGAGTTGCAGCTGGGCGTAGGGTACTCGCGCCTGTTCGCGCTGGTTTCCGTCGAGCCGGCGCCAGAGGCGCGCAAAATCGACTTAGCCCTGTTTGACTTGGCGCCGGAACCGGAACCGGCCAAAGCTGAGCCCAGCCTGTTCTCGCATACTATCGAGTTTGAGGCGTCGCCTAAACTGGCGGCCGACTTACAAAAGTTTGTCGAGTTTATTAGTTTGCGGGGCAACACGTCGCAGGTAGCCCTGCGCAGTGGCGAACGTCTTTGGTCTAATTAAGATGCGCGCGCAACCTGCCCCGTTCCTGCTGCTAAAGCTGCGCAGCTGTGACGATTTAGAAGATTTAAAAGTATTTGGCGAAAAAACGCCGGTGCGCCTGGACCTGCGCCTGGCCTACTCTGACGAGCTCGCGGCGCTGCCTGCGCTGCACCGCATGGCGCTGGACCTGTTCGGCTTCTCGCGCACGTTCCTAGTTCTCGCGGTCGAGCCCGTGCAGGATGGTACGCACGTGTTCACGTTCTACCCTACGCCGGGCCAGCCGGTGGTCAAGCCTACAGTTCATAGCATCGCGGCGGCGTGGGCTGGCCACGTGGCCAACCGGCCGAGCCTGGCCACCACTAAGCAGCAGATGCAGCAGGCCTCGGACTTGATTGCAGATTACTTCAGCCGTCAAGGCGCCGGGCGTATGGTATCAAGTAACTAGATGGTACGCGCCGAATTATTACCTTGCCTACGCCCAGCCACTGCTCGGCGGCCAGCCCACCGTTTAGCGGCTTGGCGTAGGCAGCTGCGGTTACTCTTACGCTCAGTTTCTATTTGATTTTATGGCCGCCTTTCCTCCGGTCTATCCCTACCCTAACCTGCATGACTGGCGCGGCAATACGCTAGCGCCGGGCGTGCACGTGATACCTCGGCACCTAGGTAACGATGGCCGCCCACGTCCTGACGGCGTGCTTCAGCGCGTCGAGCAACGCGTGGGCAATGTGGCGGCGTTGGAACTTGAAACGGTGGTGGCGCCGGGGCGCCGTGCGCCACTGGTGGCTGGCCACGGTCAGCACCTGCACGTGGTCGAGCTCTCGCACTTGTGCCACTATAAGAACTTTCTGCCCTGGTACCAGGCTTTCGCCGCGGCGAATGTGCTGCTGTGGACGGAATACGATTTAAGAAGTGACTACACTATCCTAGAAGCCTTTATGTGGCTGGCTCCGTTTGACAGGCAGCGCGCCACCTTTAAGTTTTCTACTCGCCAAGCTATGGAATGGCCTGGCGCCGAACTGGAAAGTTTGCGCTACTTCAGGGAAACAATCATTGAGGCCGGGGTATATATCGAAGCGTGCGAGCCGCCGGCTACCTACTTTTTACCAGAAACCGGCGCCTGGGCGCCGTGCACTCGATGAGCCGACTATCCAAAAAACTAGGAAGTAGCAGCCAGTCCTTCGTTATCCTTTAGGCTCTTACGGTACCGCTTCACAGTAGCCAGGCTTATGCCCGTAACGTGGGCTGTCTCCGCGGCGGTTAAGCCTTTTTTCATGGCCTGGTCCACCTTGGCCAGCTGCTTAGGGTCGGCGCCTTTCTTGCGGCCCATGTGCACGCCGCGGGCCTTGGCCAGCTCGATGCCGTGGGCGGTTTTCTCCAGTATTTCCTCGCGCTGGAACTGCGCCAGGCCAGCAAAAACCGTCATTACCAGGCGGCCGGCCGGCGTGGTGCTGTCCATGCCTAGGTCAAGGGCTCTGAAGTTTACGCCCATATCCTCAAAATCTTTCATCAAGCTAATGAGGTGGGCGCTGTTGCGGCCTAGTCGGAAAAACCGGGCCACCGTCACCGTGTCACCAGGGCGCAGGATGGCCAGCAGATTCTCCAGCTGCGGGCGGGGCCGGCCCGAGCCACTTACTTTCTCTTGATAAATCTTGTCGCAGCCGGCGCGCTCCAGCGTGTCGAGCTGCGTAGCCAGGTTCTGGTCGTCGGCCGATACGCGGGCGTAACCGTAATTATAATTCATGCTGCAATTTCGGGTGCCAGCATCTACTCCACAATTAGCTGGTCGATGCTGGCGCCCACCATCCCTAGGGCCACCAGCCCGGCGCCTTGGTACTGCTCGATGAGCTGAAACATTTTATCTGCGCACTCCAGGGCGTTGTCGGCCATTTCTTCAGAAAGGCCTTGCGGCTTCATGCGGGCCAGGGCGTCGAGGATGGCCTGGCGGGCGTTGGGGTCGATGGTCATTAGCGGCGGCGTTTGGGGGTGGGGCGTTTGGTTTCGCGGGCGTACTTTATATAAAAGAATACGCAGATGAGTAGACAAGCAAATAGCTTCATACGAAAAGGCTCAAAAAGTCGGCTCGCAAAAGTAGCTAATACTTTTTCTGCGAGCCTACTTTTTGAGCCTGTAGAATGGCCTTTTTTTGGCCGCTGTGGGCCTGGCTAGGGTCAGCTCAAAAAGGCGTACCTTTTTGAGCCAAGCCACCAGAGGGCTACCAAATGACTTCGGCCTTCTTGTGGCACCCGGTCACGCCTAGGTCGTACACCCAAAAGGTGTAACTCTGGCCAGCCTTCAGGCCAGTAAACACGTTGCTCTTTTGCACGGTGCCGGCGTCGAGCTGGTACAGCAGCTCGCCCACGGTCTTATCGACTAGCACCGTGGCCACGTCGCCGGCGCGCTCCACCTGCACGATTACCAGGTTGCAGGCCTGCACCTCGGCCGTGTCGGTGAAAAACCCATCCGATACCACGGGCCGGCTTTTCACCAGCTCCACCTGGCGCCGCGGTACCAGCTCCAGCTGGCCGGCCTGCTTCACGGGAAAACTCAGGCTTAGCCGGCGGGCCATGAACTGGTCGCCGCGGATGCTCACCATGCGCGAGAAGTCGAGGCGCGTAAACTGGTAGGCGTCGAAGTAGGCCGGAAACTTTACCAGCGTTTCGGCCTGGCGTAGTGCCAGGGTGGGCGTGAGGCACCGCGCCACTAGCCCGTTCGGGCCGTGGGCCTCCAGGGTCAGCTCACCGAGTACCGTACCATCGGGGGCCAGGTTGCGCTGGCTCAGCCACGGAATTAGGGCCGGGTCGCCGTTAAAGTCGAGCGCGCCCGGTATGGTTTGCAGTCCGTAGTACAGGCCTAGGCGTAGGTTTTGGCTGCGCGTGGCCACTGAACCCACTACCAGGGCGCCGGCCTGGCTGGTTTGCGCGGCGGTGAGCTCGGCCTGGGTTATTACAAAGCTGGGTTCGGAAAAGCAAAGCAGGTCTAGCAGCACGTCGCCCGTGCCTGTGCCTATCGGCACGCGGGTAGTAAGCACGGCGTTTATACCTAGGGTGTAGTCCTCGGTGTTGTCGCTGGTGCCGACTTGCTGGCCGGGGGCGTAGAAACTCGCGGGCTTCCACTTTATAACGGTAGTGCTGGTGTCGGCCGCGGTGGCCACGGTTTCGGCCTCGGTTACGTAGTACCGGCGCTCGTCCTGCACCAGCCGGTGCATGCCGGCCGTCGCCGCGGGCGGCAAACCTACCCGACTGGCCACTGGCCCCTGGATGGTGGCCGGGTCGGGCTGCTCGCTGAACTCGGCGGCGTAAGCGTCGTTAGCCGGCCAGTTGGGCAAGCCAATAATGCTTTTCGGCTCGCTGAGCTCCACCGTGAACGCTGGGCCTACGAGGCTGGTAATATCCACGGGCTCGCCCGTGAGCACCAGGGGGGCCGCCTTCAGCAGCCGGCACGTGCCTATCGGGGTCACGTCGAAATGCCAGCCAAACGTATTCATCAGCCGGCGTATAAACTCGGCCGCGTTCAGGTCGGGCATATGCTGGCTAAGGTGTATCGTGCTCACGTAGTCGAACTGCGGGGCGCCACCAGGGCGTGGTGCCCATCCCGTCACGCCAGCCACGGGCACAATGACTACGCGCTTCATGTCGGGCGTATCGAACACGTCCGTTTCGAGCGGCAGGCCTAGCTCGTCAAACATGGTTCTCACGATGTACTCCAGCTTCGGCAGCGGGCACGGCAAACAGTTGGGCAAGCTCGGCAAGCCTAGGTCAATGCCGCCCGGTATGGTAATGCCTGCGCTATAAGCAAACCCCATTTTGCCGGGCGTGCTGCCACCTAACGAGCCGTTAAAAAACAGGCTCCAGGTGTTAAAATTGGCATTACGCTGGGGGGTAAACTTAATATTTTGCCGGTTCGCAAAATCTTCCATCCCTTGCACGTAGGCCTCCCACGTGCCTAGGCTGTCGTTGTTGGAAAACGGGGCAAACGTAAAATCGTAATCCTCGTTATTCTCAACCACTTTCATCATAAAGTCCGCTATTACTTGGGCGTCAAACGGGCCATTGGGCGGGGCTACGCTGGTGTCCATGATGTAGCGGGCGCCGCCAAACCTAAATTCCTGCATCCGTTTGGCCTTCAGCCTAGCCATGACGGCCGAATCTCCGAACTCCAGATTATACTGGTAGGCCGTGGGGCTCACGCCGCGAAACCGTAGGTTTCCCTTGGTTATGCCGTTGCCCACGTCGTCCAGGGCCTCCACCTGCACCAGCTGCGGCGCCTGGCCGGCGCGCTGGTCGAAGCGGTTAGGGTACCCTAGCTCGCGGTCGTTGGTCGGGGTTTTGAGTAGGTCGAAGGGCAAGCTGCTGCTGCCGCTTTCGCCTTCCTCGGATAGTAGCGCGCTGTTGCGCTCCAGGGCCAGCTGGCTATTACCAGCCAGCTCCAACAAAGCTGCTGCGGTTCGTATTGCGGGCATAATCAGTAAAATATTCGTTGCTCAGGGCGGCCTTGTATTCGATGATGGCCTGGTTTAATCCTTCGGTTTCCTGGTAGGTGGCCAGCTCCTTGTTTGTAATCACCACGGGGCGCAGCTGGCCGTTCACGTACTCGTACACCTGGCGGCCGGGCTGCACCAGCTCGTGCAGGTATTCCAGCCAGTCGGCGCTCAGCCAGCCGGTGCTCAGGGCGTAGCTGCGGCCGGTGGCGGTGCCGGGCCAGCTCTTGCTCAGCCGGTCGAGGGCCTGCGTGGTGCTGTTCTCCAGGTAGGCGTCCACCAGCTGGCCGTCGAGCGTGAGCTTCCCCGTCATTTTGCCGAATAGGGCCAGCGTGTCGTGGCCACCTAGGCTGTTTTCGAAAATGAGCTGCCGCGGCTCGCGGTCGGTGGCCACCTCCAGCGTGCGCGGGTAGCCCTGCACGGCGCCGGTGGCCGTGTCGATGAGCTCCAGCTGGTGCAGCGCGGCGCTGGCCAGCGTCACCACGGGCAGCTGAAGCTGCACGAACTGCACCAGCTGGGCGGGCCGCACGGGCGGGGGCTGCACGGCATTTTGTGCCATGGGTGGACTGACGGCCGGCGGGTTTACCGGGCTCACTACGGCGGGCCGCGCCTGGCCGGCCTCGTCGTAGGACGTTATGCGCAGGCTCCACTTGGCGCCGTCTGGTAGCAGCAGCTGCATTACCTCCAGGTGCTCGGCGCCCACTTTCTTGTGCAGGGGCTGCCACGTGTGCAGCAGCCGGGCGCGGCGGGCGGTGCTCCAGTAGTCGGCGCCGGCCAGCAGCGGCTCGGGGGCCAGGCCACCGTGCAGCACTACGCTGTTGGTCGAGGTGGCCCACGTGCCGGGCTTGCCGTTCTGCGGCAAGATGCCGGCGGCGCGCACAAACCAGTTCCGGGCCGGCTTGCGCAGGTAGCGCCAGCCGCTGCCCAGCGTGAGCTCGTTCTGCACGTGCGCGCTCAGGATATCGTGCACGTCGATTACCAGGGCGCGGTCGCCATTGCTGCGGCGCTGGGCCTCGTAGGCCAGCATAAAGCTGCCGCTACGGAACTCGGTTTCTACGTACACCTGCACAATAACATTGTGGAACGGGGCCGGGGCGTACAGCTGCACGGGCACAGGATTGCCGGCAAAGCAGAACGTGGGCAACGCGTCGATGGTGGTAACGGCGCCGGCTGGCGGCAACGCGCTCACCTCAAAATCAAAGGTCTTGTTACAGCCGGCCAGCGTGGCGCCTAGGTCGTAGACGTGGGTTTTATACTTGCCAGGGCTCAGCTGGGTAAACACGTTACTAACCTGGCGGGTCACGCCGCCGTCGAGCGAGTAGCGCAGGGGACCTATGAAGTTGCTGCACGAAACCGTGGCCTCGTCGTAGTTTACCTGCACGCCGCCAATGATGAGTGGGCAGCTGGTAACGGCCGGCGGGGTGTAGCCGCAAAATGCCGCGTTGGCTTCGGTGGCCACGGTAAAGCTCTCCGTGGCGCGCACGTACAGGTACTTCGTGGCCGTGGTGCCGCTGCACGTGAAATATATCAGGTCGCCATCGAGGAAATACACGTTAGGCGGCGCCGGGTCGATTACGCCCAGCTGGCGCTCGCCCGAAACGGGCACCATTTTGAGCTGGTCGGTATCGAAGCCGAAACCAGTGTACTTGTAGGTAGGACCTACGGACGTGGCCGATTTGAACGTCCACGTGATATGTACCCAAATTATCATAGTGCTTAAAATGAGGCGTCTTTGCGCCGTTGTTTTTGTAGGTAGTCGGCGCGGGCCTGCTGCTCGCTCACCACTTCGGCCTGAATTACTTTCCCATCCTGCCAGGCCTGGTTAAGCTGGGCCAGGTGCCAAACCATCAGCTGGCCGGTGGCCTCGGTCATGGGCTGCTGGGCGGCGGGGCTGGCCGTGCTGGTGGGCGTGCTCCAGGTGGCGGTGGCCGTTCCGGTGCTCGTCTGCCCGCCGGCGGCAAAACCGGGGCTGTTGCCCGTGCGCAGGGCCTCCAGGGCCTTGACGTGGGGCTGGGCCTGCGGGTCGCTCAGCAGCCAGTTAGGTACAAAGTACTCGGGGCCTACTTCGTTGACGGTGGCCAGGAACGGGCCGCTTTTCATCAGCCCGCCACTGCTGCGGCTCAGGTTCTGGTGGGGCAACGCCATTGCTTCCTCCTTGGTAAAGCCGCCGTTCATGAACGCCGGGATGGGCTCGGCTAGAATCAGCGCAATCTGCGCGGCCGTCATGGCGCCAATCAGCGCGGCCAGGGCCGGGCCGGCAAACGGGCCACCTTCGGCCAGGGCCTTAGTGACGGCCACGCCGCCGTTCATCGTGGCCTGGAACACGTTGGCAATCTTCTGAATCTGCGCCTGTTCCTGCTGGCGTAATGAGGCCTTTTGCTCGTATTCCTGCTCTAGCGCGTCCTTCTTAACGTTGTACTCCTTCTCGCTAATCAGCTTGTTGCTCAGCTGGTCGTCAAGTACTTTGAGCTTCTTCTTGTGTTCCTTCTGCTCCTTTTTATCCTGGTTGTCGGTGTACTTGGCCGCCATGCCTAGGAACTCGCTACCGAGCTGGCCGGCGCGCTGGAACGATTCGCCAATCTGGCGCAGGTTCTCCAGCCGGATTTCTTCGGCCGTTTTCTTGTGAATCTGCTTAATGCGGTCGTCGGCGTCGGCGTTAATCAGCTCCTTCCGCTTGGCCACCTGCTGCTCGCTTAGCAGGTCTTTCTCGCGGATTTTATCGACCTCGGCCAGCTGTAGCTCGCGCAGGCTTACTATCTGCTGCACCTGGGCGGCCTCCAGCTTCACGCGGGCCTGGTTGAACGCCTGGCTGCCTACGCCGCTGCCGTCCACGCCGGCGGCACTCTCCACGTCCTGCTGGGCCAGCAGCACGCGCAGGGCCTGCTCAGCCTGCAATTCATCGACGGCGTTCTGGTACTCAATTTCGCGGCGGCGCTTGTCCTGCCGGGCCTTGGTATTGACGCGGTCCATGCGCCACGTGTCATTGATAATATCAATCTCACGCAGGGCCTGCTCGCGCTCGTTGGCCGTCAGAATCGTGTTATTCGCGTAATCGACGGCCTTATCCAGCAGCTCGTCATATTTCTGGTCCACCTGTTGCAGCTCGCGCTCGTCGGCGCTCAGCTGGTCCATGTTCACCTTTTCCTGGGCCTTGTGCACGGCCTCCTGGAATTTGTAGAACTCGGCCAGCAAGGCGTCGTGCTCCTTCTGGCGGTCGGCGGCTTCCTTGGCTTTGTCTTTCGCAGCTTTCGCCGCGGCCTTATCCTTCCACTTGCCCAGCAGTTTCTGCTTCAGTTCCTCCTGGTAGTCGATTTGCTTTTGGATGCGGGCCACCTCGGCGGGGTCGTCGCCTTTGTCCTTGCCCACGTCCTGCTGTTTCTGCTTCAGCTCCTTAATTTTGGCCTCAATCTGCGCAATGAACCCTAGGGCCTCGGCCATGTCCTCGGCGCCGCTGGCGGCTAGTTTCTTGGCATTTTTCACGGCGTCGGTTTCCTCGCCGCTGAGCTTAGCAATAGCTGCCTCAGCGCGCCGGGCGTCGAGGGTCAGCTGGTTTAAGTGGGCCATCCACTCGCGCATGTCGGCCTCCGTGTTCTTGATTTCAACGCTATAGCCGGAATCGCTCACGTCGGTATGCACGTGCTCACCTTTGGCGTTCACCTGGTTGAGCATCCCCTGGTATTCCTTTATTTCCTGCTGGATGCCTTTGAGCTCCTGGCGGGCCTTGGCCAGCGTGTCGCGGTTGAGGTATTCGAGGCTGTCCTTTTGCTGCTGAATAAAGGCCTTGGCCAGCTGCGTGTTAATGCCCAGCGCCTTGCCGTATTTATCGAACTCGGTTACGGCCGTGGGTATCGTTTCCGCTACCTGGGCAATAATCTTGTCGAGTTCTTCCTGCTCTTGCTTGTTGCGGTTGGTTTTGCCGGCCAGCTCGTCGTAACGGTCGAGCATGGGGGCGGTGGTTTTCTCCAGCTCCTGCACGGCCTCGCCCTGCTTTTCCCATGCCTCGGTCATTAGGTCGAGCTCGCTGCGCGTGCTCACCAGCTTGTCGAGTAGGCTTACCACGCCTTGCAGCAAGGGCTGGAAGGTTTGGGCCGTAAAAAGCCCGTTCCACCACTTGCTCACGCGCTCCAGCTGGCCGGCGAAGTTGTTATTAACCGTGCCGAACTCGTTTAGGATGCTCTTAGTCTCGCCTAGGCTCTTGGTGGCGTGCTGGCTTTTGGTATCGAGCATTGTAATGTTCGTACCCATCTTAGCGATTACCTCACTGGCGCCCGCGCCGTCCACGCCCAGCGCGTCGAGCGTCGAGGCTAGTTTGGTGGCGCCGCTGGCGCTGCCGGCCGCGCCTTCCATCACCTGCTTCAGCGCGCCGTAGATATCGGTATCGACTAGCTTGCGGAACTCGGCCGCGTTGAGCTTCGTAACGGCGGCGAACTTTTCCGGCTGCGCCGCCATGTGCTGCAAGATTTTAACTACTGCCGTGCTGCCGCGCTCGGCCGTAATGTTGAGCTCCTGCATGGTGGCGGCCAGGCCTAGGGTTTGCCCGCTGGTTAAGCCCATCACCATGCCCACGCCACCGATTCGGTTTGCGATATCAGCCACCACGGGCGCGGTCGCCGCGCCTTCCGCGGCCAGCACGTTGAGGGCGTTGCCGATGTGCAACATATCCGCGCTCACGTCCTCGGTTTTGATATCCGACATGACATTGCGCAGGCCGCCCATTACCCGCGTTACCTCTTCGGCACCGCCTTTTATCTCGTCGCCTAGGGCCACGTTTAGCTTATCGGTGGCTTTCACGAACTCCAGCACCTGGTCGTTCGCAATGCCCAGCTGGCCGGCCACGGCGGCAATGCTGCGCAGCTCGTCGCGCGCGGTGCGGGTGTCTACCTTGCTCAGCTGCTGGTTTAGGTTGTTCACCTCCAGCTCCGACATGCCGGTGGTTTTCTGCACCTCGCCCAGCTGGTCGGCCAGCTCGCCGCTTTTGGTAATGACCGTAACCATCGCGGCGCCCACGGCCACCAGGCCGCCCACCACGGCGCCCTGTAGGCCCATGCTCAGCATTTCCTCCTTGGCGTTGCTCCAGGCCTGGGCAAACTTGCCCAGCTTGCCGTTCTGCACGTCGATGGTTTCCGTTACCTCCTTCAGCGCGCCGTCGAGCTCGCGGTACTTCTCGGTGCCGGCTACGCTGTTTTTCCACTCGGCCGTGAGCTCCTTCTGGTACTGCGTCAGCTGGTTCATGCTCATGCCAGCCAGGCCTACCTCGTCCTTGATTTTGCCCATCGCGCCGGGCACGGTGTCGAGCCGGGCCTTCTGCTCGCTAATGGTCTGGTTTACTTCGTTCAGCCGTTCGTTCAGCTTCTCGTACTCGGCCGTGCCCTGGGGAATTTTATTCCAGTCGGCCGTGAGCTCGCGCTGGTACTGCACCAGCTCGTTCATGCTCATGCCGGCCACGCCCACGGCCTGGGCCACGTGCTCCATCGAGGGGCCTACCTGCGTGGTTTTGGCGCGCAGGCTGTCGATGCTGGCGCCCACGTTGCGCAGCTCGGCGGCCTGCGCTTCGAAGGTGGCGGCCGTGCTGGGGGTGTTGGCCATCGCCTGGTTGAGCTCCTTCTGGTAGGCCAGCAGCTGGTTCATGGTCATGCCAGCCAGGCCTACCTCGGCGCGCAGCTTCTCCCAATCGGTGCCAGTTTCGCGCAGCCGGTTGGCCTGGGCCTGGATGGTGGCGCTTACCTCCTTCAGCTTGGTATCGAGCTCCTGGAATCGCTCGGTGCCGGCCGTGGTGTTGTCCCACTCGCGTTTGAGCTCCTGCTGGTACTGGCGCAGCTGGCGCATGGTTAGGCCGGTCAGGCCTAGCTCTTTGCGCAGGTCTTTTATCTGCTCGTTGGTTTCGGCCAGCTTGTCGCTGGCTTCCTTATAGGCCTCGGTGCCGCGCTTCAGGTCTTTTAAGTCCTGCACCAGCTGGCGCTGAATGTTCTCCAGCTTGCCCATTTCCTGGATGCCCTGCGAGGCGTCCATTTCCACGCGAATCTGTACGGTGTCCTGTCTAGTGCTCATATTGGGCACAAATCACCCCGCGCACGGGCACGATAAATAGGACAACGTGCAGCACAAAAAAGCCCCAAACCGGGGCGGTTTGGGGCTTTTTTGTTGCAGCCTAGGCGCTCAGATTCAGGCCGGGCTCCTTGCTCTTTACCAGGCTCACGGCCTGCTCCACCAGGGCGCCGTCGATGATGCCCAGCAGGGCGTTAAAACGGGCGTAGACGGTGCGGCTGTAAAACTTCTTCGGCCGCCGGACCTTCTTCTTTTTCTTCTTACCAGTCAGCAGCTGGCGGTTCGTGTTGGCGTTTTCTACTTTGGTAACGATGCTGGCCACGGTGGGCGTGCTGCCGGCGCTCACCGAGCCGGGGCCGGCGCCCATATCGACTAGGCGGCCGTAGTCGAGGAATCGCATTTCTATGCCTAGGCGGGCGGCGCCCAGCTCCAGCACCGTGCTACGGATTGAGGGGTCGAGCTCGTCCTTAAAGCCGATGTTAAGCCGCTTCAGCTCCGCGTGTACTGCCTTGTCGGTGCGCCTGGCCCAATCCGCTACAAAAGCCAGCATTTCGCGCATGAGTTCGCCCTGCTCAGTCATTCCACTCGTCGGGCTCGCTGGCCAGCTCCAGCGCGTCGCTGGCGGTGAAGGAAAACCGATACCCAAAACAGTTAAGGGTGCCGAAGATGGGGCCTACCTTCTCGTACTGAATGGTGTTCTCGTCGAGGTCGGAAAAACGGCCTTCCTCCAGGATTCTAGCCACTATTTGCAGGGCCTGGCGCCGGCTCTCGGATAGTACGCGCTTTTCCTCGGCAAAATTGCGCAGCTCCACCTGCCGCACTATCATAAAGCCGATTTCCTGGTTATCAAAATAGCCATCGCCGCCGTTATCCTCCAGCTGGCCGCTGGGGGCCTCCAGCAGTAGGCAGTACTTGCTCAGGTCGAGCTGGTGCACCAGGCCGGTAACTACTTCCTCAATATTGAAGCGCGCAAACCGGGGCTTTTTGGCGGTGTGGCCGATGGGGGCGTAACGCGTGGCTAAGTCCTCAAAATATTCCTCGTATTGCTCGTTCGTCATAGTTGCGGGCGGTCAGGCGGGCCTCGTCATACAGGCCTTTTTTGGTGTGGTAATCCTTCAATAAGCGGTTGAACTCGGGCGAACCGATGGGGGCGTTATTGAGCTGTTTCTTAACTGCCTCCGCGTCCTTGAATAAGGCGCGGCTTGAATCGTTGGGATTGTTCACGGGTTGCTTTCGGCTAGGCGTTTGAGGGTTTCGTTGGTCTGCTGGATGCGGCTGGCCACGTCAAATAAAATATTGCCGATGGGCTGCTGGCCTATCACCTCGAACCTATCCGGTGTGTTGGCCAGCTCGCGCAGGATGCGCAGGTAGGCCGGGGCGGGGTTCTGCGGGGGCGGGGCCACGCGGTCGGGGTTGTCGGCGTCGTCGTCGTCGGGGTCGTTGAACACGTCGGGGTGCTGCTGGATAAGTACCTGGCGGCAACTATCGTAGTACACCAGAATAGCCTGGTGCACGGCCGGGGCCAACTTGGCGGCCTCGGCCGTGCGGGCGTCGAGCTGGTGGGTAGTATAAGCCAGGCGCCGGTCGCCGGTGCTCGGGTGGGGCTCGCGGCGGCCGGGCCGGTATAGGATGGCCACCAGGCGGTGCAGGTGCTGGGGCTTTTTGCTCATGCGGTACTGGTACAGCGTGGTTTCGGCGTCAATCCACTCCGCGAACGTGAGGCCGGCCAGCATATCGCCGGGGCCGTACCAGGGCCGGGCGTACCAGGTGGGCCGGATGCTGGGCAGCAGCTGCTTGGTCAGGGCTACCGGGTGGCTAATTAGGAACTCCACCAGCTGCGTACAGTCGGCCGCGTCGAGCAAGGGCATACGGTAGCATTGCCACAGCATCCGGCGGTTCTTCCACTTGCGCAGCTCCAGCAGAATAGGCAGCAGCTTGGCCTGAAGCTGGGGCTCGGTCGCGGGCGAAAACAGCACGGCCATAATGCGCAGCAGCTGCTCGCGGTTAAGCTCGTTCCACTTGCCGGCTACCGGGTGGCGCTTGCCATACAATCGAAGGTGATTCATGCCAGGCGTCCGAATTTGAACACTACCAGGCCACCAGCAAACGCGCCCACTAGAAAGCTGAGGGCAATAATGGTACGGATGGCGCCGGGGCTCACGTTGCTAATTTTCTGCTCTACGGTCGTGTTGCCGCTGTTCTTAACCTTCTGCACCGTCGAGGCCTTGGCCAGTGCCACCTGGGCGGCGTAGTAGCGTTTAGCCTCGGCGCGGGTCATGTCGGCCGGGGCGGGTTGCAGCTGGGCCACCACGGGCTCCAGGCCAGTAGGGGCGGCGGCCTCGGTGGCCACCTGGTTAGTGGTCGAGCTCAGCGCGTACTCCACGGGCGCGCAGCTGCTCAGCAACGTAAGCAGCAGCCACAGCCCGAACAACTGCACCAGGTCGCGCACGGTCAGGGGGCGGTTCAGGATGGCCTGAAGAAAGGATTTTGTAAAAGGATTGCGCATTATTTCAGGCACTTCATCAGGTCGGCAACTTCGGCCACCTGGCTTTTAAGTACATACTTATCGTAAACGCCTTGGCCGTCGCGGTCGGCTTTCTTGCCGCTGGTGTTGCCCTGGATGGTTTCGCACATGGGCGTAGTGCCCCAAATGATGATTTCGCCCACGTGGTCGATATCCTTTCGGATGAATCGAAACCCTAGGGGGTCGCCGGGCTGGGGTGGTGCTGCACCAGGCACGCCTGGCCAAATCTTGGTCTTAGGCGTAAAAAAGCTGCGGGCGGCGCCGTTGGCGTTGGGCGTGAGGCCTACCTGCTTAATGCACCAGACTACAAAAGCGGCGCACCAGGGCCAGTTACCTTGTAGGCCTACGGCCTTCAGATAGGCCTGCACGCGGGGGCCGTCATTGCGCCCGGTCAGCTCGCGCACGCCTACCTGGCTTTTCAGCACGGCCACCAGCTGCTGGCGTACCTCGGCCTCGGTGCGGCCCTTCAGGCCTCGCGGCGCTAGTGAGGTTGCAGGCTGAGCGCGAACTTCAGCAGGTCTACCGAGTAGGTGAATAACAAGTAAAAGGGCAAGCCAAACAGGGCGAAACGGGAGCATCGAATGAGGTATTTTAAAAGGTTGTATTTGAGGGTAAACTGCGCTATTCTTAGGCGGTCCTCGCTGTTGATATAATCGGGGTTGCCGGTGAAATGCTTGCCCAGCAAGTCCTCCAGGGGCGGCAGGATGGGCTCGGTCAGCTTGGTACCGAGCTCGCCCATGAACTGCTTGAATTGCGCAGGTAGCAGGTGCTTATAGGTGTAGGTGGCGCAATGCAGGGCCACAAACAGCAGCACGGGGGCTAGGGCAATTACCTGGATGGTGGCCACGCTTATGCTGGGCGTGCGCGGGTCGAGTAGGTACAGGCCGTAGCTCAGGCCTAGGATGATGGCCAGGCTACCGAGTAGGCCGATATTCTCCACGTGGCGGTGCATAAAAGCCCGGTAGACGCCGTGCAGGCGGCGCGCTGCGAGAATGAGCTGGGCCAGGATGGCGAAAAAAACGTTACTTAACATGGTGTAAAATGGTGGTTGGGGGTAAGTGAAAAATGACAAGTCGGTGGCTGTCTTGCAGCACTTGGCACGTGTGGCGCTCGTTGGCCACAAATCGCGTGCACGTGCCGGCGCCGTAGTATTCTTCTGGCCGGCCGGGGCGCGTCACCAGCAGCTGGCCAGCCAACACGTGCACGTCGGTAGCGTGGGATATGCTGCACTCCACCGACTCGGTGCCGGCGGGGCTGCGTACCTCCAGCATTTGGTAAGGGGCGCCGGCGGGCGCTGCGAGCCGGCGCAGCTGCGAGTTTGGGAGCTCGGGGTGGGTGCTCCACTGCTCGGTGGTGTTTTCGAAGGTGGCCAGGCGGCCGTCGATGGTGCATTGAACTTCAGCCAGCGAATCGGCCACCGTGGCGAGGCACGCGGCGGCCAGCTTCAGCCGGGCGCGGTTTTCGGGGTTGGATATCATTGGAGAATGTCATTAAGAAGGTTTTTCACCTGGCTTACCTGGCCCTGGGCCTGGCCCATCTTGGCGTTTATCAGCCGGAACTCGCCTAGGATTTCGGCCCGGTCCACCTTGCGGCCCACCTCCAGCTCTTGCAGGCGGCGCTCCACGGCGGCGTCGAGCTCGCGGCGGTGGCTGGTGTCGGCCTTGCGGCTGCTGAGCAAGTCCTTTAGGATGGCGTAGGCCAGGGCGCAGGCGCTTATTACCCACGCAACCCATTGATAATTGGCCATTAGAAAGCAGCTACAAAGCAGTTTTTAGTAGTTTGGGCGCCTAGCTCCGTCTGCACGTAGCTGGGCGAGCTCAGAAACTCGGGGTACTTCTCGGGGTCGGCTTGCAGCAGCCAGCGCAGTTCCACCAGGGCGCAATCGGCGGCGTGGGTTAGGTCGTAGCTGGTGGCCACCAGGTAGCCGGCCAGCGCCGTGCGGATAAAGCCTAGGGCTTCCTTGTGCTGGGGGTTGGTGAGCTCGGCCACCAGGCGCCGGTGCAGCTCGCGGCCCACCACGGGCAGCACGTGCTTGGTGGTGAGGCTGGCCAGCCGGCCCTGGGCACGTCGGAACGCGCTGCGCGAAAAAGGGGCCTCGGTGTAGTTCTTCAGGCGCTCCACGTTGTCGAAGTAGGCGCCGGGGGCCAGCGTGCAGTACTCGCTCGCGTGCCAGGCCTCGTACTCGGCCGGGTGCTGCTCGAGGTAGGCCAGCACTAGGTCGATGGCTTCCGCGCCGGCGGCGTCCATCGCGGCCAGGTGCTGGGCGTTCAGCTTCTCGGTGTTGGTGTTTTCCTTGGTACCAGGTAGGGGCTGGCTGCCGGTGGCCGTGGCCGTGCGCTGGGTCAGGGCGGTGTAGCTGGCCACGGCGTAGTGGCCCACGGCGGGGCGTACCAGGGCCAGCAGCTCGGCCGGCTCGTCGGCGTGCAGCTGGGCCAGGGTATCGGGGCCGATGGCGGCCAGCAGCTGGGCCTGCTCGGCGCGGAATAGGTGGCCGGCCAGTAGCTCCACGGTCACGTCGGCCGCGGTGGGCACGCCGGCGGCCTTCAGCTCGTCGCGGTCAGAAAAGTAGCTGTAGCTCATTAGGCGGCTTGTTTATCGGCTGGTTTGCCGGCGTCCAGGGTCGATACCAGGTAGTTGCGAAACCACACGTCATAGCATGGCCGGTCCTTGGTTTTCCCGAACTGGTTGAAGTGAAAAGCGGCCTCAACGGGCTGTAGAATGGTGTCCTGCTCGGGCTTGCTGTTGAGAATCCAGATATTTTGAGCCACGCGCTTGTCGCTGCCTGAGCCTGAGCCCATGCCTTTGCCCGGTGCTGCACCAATCAGGGTTGGGTCCACGCCTACCCCGAAAAAGATGTGACTGCACGCTTCTTGGGAATCCTCGATATATTTCCCATCCTGTAGCTTGTCGTCAATCGGGGTAATTTTCCAGCCGTCGTAAGCCTTGCCCATGCCGTCCGTTTTAAACGTCGTCATGATGGAATTGCCCGCGCCGTCCTCGCCGGCCATCTTCTTGTTGAAGGCGTCGAGCTCGTCCTGCACGCGCTGGCGCTTCAGGGTGGGCTCGCGGTCCCAATCGGGGTACTTGGCGCTCCAATACCAATCGGGTATCTGAATATGATACTTGATTGTAAACTGGTTTTTTAGCAGCGCCTTCTTGAACCTAGGAATGGCGTTGGCCAGCTCCAGCCAGCCGCTGGTGCGCAGCGAGTGCCAGGGCGCGGGCTGGTAGTAGGTGCGGCCGGTGGCCGTGCCGCTAATGGGGTACAGGTACCGATTTTTGCCGCCCAGCTCCAGCTGGGTCTGCACGTCATAATTCGGGTCGAGTAGCGGAAACTTGGTCACGCCTTCGGCCTCGGCGCTGGTGGCGCGTTCCCAGTTGGCGCACAGGTAGCCGTATTTAATGCGGCCTTTCTCGTCCTGAAGGCCGAAGCGGCAATAACTGGTGTCCTGGCACGCAATCGCGGCCACCTTGTCGCCGGCTGCGTTCAGCATGAGCTCCGCAAAGCCGTGCCACAACACGTAAAAGTCTTTGGTAATCTGGCGCAGAAACAGGTTAATGTTCGTGCGTCGCAGCCAGGCCTCCACCTCGGGGTCTTTCTTTACCTGCATGACCTCCTTGCCGGTGGCTGGGTCGGTTTCGACGTAGCCGTACACCAGGCCGCCGGCAATGAGGGCCTTTGCGCTCCAGTGTAGGGTGCTGGCCAGCTCGGGGTTTGCCTCCACGTCGGCAATGATTTGCTTCGGCAAGTCGTTGGATTCGCCCCACAAAGCAATTTCTTGGCCTAGGTTGCCGTACTCGTCGGCGGGGTCGAGGTGTGGCGTGGTGGGGTCGGGCTGCTTGGTCAGCTTGTTCTTGCTGCCGCCCACGCGGGCGTTCGTTGTGACGGCTACGCCGCTGGCCGGAAAGTAGGCCACGGCCAGGTCGTCCACGGCCAGCATTTCGCTGGCCTGGTGGGGGGCGGTTTCTTCTTTTACCACAGGATTAGCAGGCCGTTAAATACAGTAATAAGGCGTATGCTTATCTGGCGTATCTCGCCGTTGGCCGGGTTGCGCACGTTGCGCATTTGGTCGGCCAGCTCGTTGACGGGCTTCGGGGGCTGCGGCTTGCGCACGCGGCGCTCATTGTTGGGCGTGGCCTTGGGGCCGTGCAGCACCCAATTAGTCAGTACCAGGTTCTCGCCGCCGGTGTCGCGCTGCTCGTCGCAGGTCGTCACCTCCAGGCTGAAGGGGAGCGGTCGGCCGCGCTCGTCCAGCTTGCGCATGGTGGCCAGGGCCTCGGATAGTTGGATAAACATGGTGCGAAGCACGCCACCAGCTGAGCCGATAAATAGGACAAGGTGCAGGGCAAAAAAAAAGCCCCAAACCGGGGCGGTTTGGGGCTTTTTAGGGGCGGCCGGCGCTAGTCGCGGTCGCTATTAAAATACAAGGGGTCGGCGTCGGCGCGGCGGTTCTGCTCAGCCTGGGCGGCGTTGAAGCGGGCGCGGTAGTCGTCGCCCCACTGGCCGGCGTCGTCGTCCTGCTCGGTGTCGAAGCTGCGCACGTCGATTTCTTCCTGTAGGTCTTTCGCGCTTAGGGTCGCTACCCACTCGGTATAGCCTTCTATGGTGTCAGTATTGATTGCGGGCGTCATTCCTGGCTTCATGGTGTGGTTGTTGAAAAAGGATTAGGGGGAAAATTATTACTTACATATGGCCTGGCCGCTTGCCACCGAGTACCCACTGGAGCACTTCTAGCCGGTCTTTGTCAGCTTTTTGAAAACGCAAATGTCCGTTTTTCACCTCTTGCTGGGTAGCTTCTTCAGCCATGCGGCCAGCAGTTGCAATTTGTGATTCCAGCTCGCGTATCAGCTTTTCTACTTCTTCTTGGCTTCGCATTGTGAGGATTTGGGGTAAGAGTAAGTAAGCGCGGAACCCGCCACTGCTTCACCTGGCCGGGCTCGATGCCCGACCAGGTGCAGGGGGGTGGTTACTGCGGGGCCGATTCCCCTAAAGGTGACAATGCGGCTTCCCCTAAAGGTGACAATGGGGCCAGCTGGCGGTGGTCGTTCCATATCCGGCCGCCGGCGGCGGTGTAGATGATAGCCAGGCGGTTGCCGCCGGGCTGGGCGTGGCTGCCGGCGGCGCGGGTATGCACGTAGACGTGGCTACCGGCGGCGCCCACCAGGTACTCGGTTTCGGGAAAAATGGCGCGGGCCACCTTGGCAAAATCGCGCAAGTCGCGCAGCTCGCGGGTGCCTTCAAAAACGGCGCGCAGCTTGTTTACCAGCTTCTGCTCGGCCTTGCTGGCGGCGGGCGTTTCCTGGGCGAAAAATGCGGCGTCGGTGCCGGCGTTGTTCGCGGCGTAGGCGGGCCAATCCTCCAGGCTCACGGTGTAGGGGTCGGCGTTGATTTTGGCCAGGAATAGCTCGCGCAGGGTCGGGGTGTGGTCTTTGGTTGCCATTGGTGGGGGCGTGTGGTTGTGGTGGTTGAAAACTAGATAAATACCAGCATGGCCTCGGCCTGCTGTTTCAGGTAGGCCAGGCACTTAGCCAGGGCCTCGGGACTGAGCCCGCGCTTCTCCTTCACAAAGAAGGTCAGCGTCATAACGTCCACGGTGCAGGCCTCGGCCAGCTTGGCCAGGTTGATAGTGTCGCGGTAGGTCTGCAAGTAGGTGAGTAGCACCTGCTCCTTTTGGGCGTGGCTGAGGGTGTCGTTTGCGTTCTTACCGCTACCGCTGTGCGTGTTAAATGTGACATTGCCGCCAACGCTGCCAATTATCATGCTGTTCTTTATGGTTTTCATGGGGTGTATTTTGAAGAACTAACTAGGCTTTATGCCGCAATCTGGCTAGGCTCGATGCCTAGCCAGATTGCAGCGGCGGCCGGGGGGTTAAGAGTTGGGCGCCAGGGGCGGCCGGTGCACGGTGTACCAGCTGCGGCCGATTTGCACGCGCCTAGGGGCGCCGCTGGGCGGTACCGTGCTGGCTCGCGGTGGGCCAGGCAAGGGTCGGGCCTGCGGGTGGCGGCCGGCGGCCGGCGTGTAGTTAGTGTAAGCCACGGGCCACTGGCCAGCCAGGGCCAGGCGCAGCACCTCGGCGCAGTTGTCGCCGGTGCCGTAGACGATGGCGAGCCCATCACGCCGGGCCTCGGCCCAAAAGGGCGAGCCGGTAGGTATTTGCTCGGATATGCTCACCACTTGAAACAGGGCCGGGGCGGGCGTGCTGAAGCGCAGGGCCAGCACCAGCTCGCGCAGCTGCTCCAGCTGGGCCACGTGCTCGGGCGCTACCACTAGGGGCCGCGTTATCAGGTGCCAGCCAGGGGCGGCGGGCTCGCTGAGCTGCGGGCCGGCCGGCGGCTGCGGCACGTCGGCCGGCGCGGGCTCGGCCACCAGCTGCTCGGCGGCCTTGGCCTTGGCCAGCTCGTGCAAGTCGCCTAGTAGATACTCCAGGCCGTAGCCGCCGGAGCGGCGCTGCCAGGTGGTGTAAAGGCGGGCCACCTCGGCCTCGGGCATGGCGGCCAGCTGCTGCCGGATGTTGCGCGTCTGCTGGGCTCTAAATTGCCGGTGGTGGTCGTGCAGCTCCTGGCGGCGGTTGCGCTCGTGCTGCTCGGCTTCCTGGGCGGTCGTGTAGCGAGCCACGGCTGGCGCGGGCGTGCCGTAGAATAGGGCCACCAGTGGGCCGTCTTTGGCCACCTTTTCGGCTAGGGCCTTGTTTTTCTTGGCGGTGCGCTCGGCCTCCAGCTTGGCGCGGCGGCCCGAGTTGGCGGCCTGGCGGTCAGTCATGCCGGCCCAACGCTCCCAAACATTGCGACTAACGCGCCACTGGCGGCCGGCGGCGTAGATGGTGGCAAAGTTGCGGGCGCCGCCGGTGTTGGGGTTCAGGTCGTAGGCCAGGCGCAAGGGGCTGGCGGTGGCCAGCTCGTAAACCTGGGCACGGGTGGCGGGGCCGTGGGCGCCGGCGTGCAGCTGCTCCAGGTCGGCGGGCTCGGGCGCCGGGGCGGCCGGCGGGCTCCACTTGGCGCCGGTGTATAGGCTGCGGGCTTCCGGCACGTCAAAACCTAGCCACTTTAGCTGTTTACGCTGCTGGTCGGTCAGTTTGCCGGCTAGGGCGCGGCCGGTCACTTTGGCCTGGTTCTCAGGGGTCACGGGGCCAGCAGCTGCTCGGGCCTGGGCCTGGGCGGCCTCGGCGGCTTTGAAGTTGGCGGCCGTGCTCAGGGGGTGCCAATCAGGTAGGGCGGCCTCCTGCTGCGGGGTGGCTGGGCCGTGGTAGTCGGCCAGCAGCTCCAGGCGGGCCGAATCGGCGGCCAGGTCGCGCTCGCTCCAGTCCTGGGCCGATACCTCGGCCACTGGCTCGGGGGCGGGGGCCAGGCTAAAGCGGCCCCGTGCGTACTTCTCGGCCGCGGCCGTGGCTTCTGCGAGCGTGGCGTGGTTGCTGGTGGTGTTGCCTCGGCCGGGGGTGCCTAGGCGGGTCAGTGAAAAGCTAGTACCTGCGCTGCCGTGGTCGCGGTGGTGGATGGTGGCCACCAGGCGGCCAGGTACGGCGGGCTGGGCCAGCTGCTCGAAACCTTTGCGCGGGCCTAGGTTGTCAAGGCAATCAACGGCCAGCAGTACGTCGGTAACTGCCGGGTTATTGGTGGGCGCGCAGCTAGTGAACTTGGGCGCCGTGGGCGTCGGCTCGGCCACCAGCTGCTCGGCTACTTCTTCCACTTCGGCCGGCTGCTCGATGCTGGCCACGGGGGCGGGGGCCTCCAGGTTTTGGCCGATGAGCTGGCCGATATAGTGGCGGGCGTTGGCCGTGTTCTGGCGCTGCCAGGCGCTAAAGCGGGGGCTCCACTTCATGCCGTTTTTCTTCAGCTGCGTGCGGGTTTCCTCGTCGGGCTTGCCTTCAAAATGCAGTTGCAGGCGGTCGGCCTCCAGGTTCAGCACTACCTCGCCGGCGTAGCCGTTGAACGTGAACGGGCGCGGGGCCTGCTGGCCTTCGGTGCGGGCTGCCAGCTGGGCCTCGGCCTTGGCGGTTTCCTCGGCGGCGCGCTGCTGCACGCGCTTAATGTTGGCCAGGTTGTTAGTAAGCATCCAGGCGGGAAAACCTGCACGGCCGTAGTGTATTTCCTGCGCGGCGGCGGCTAGCTTTTCGCTCAGGCCTGCGGCCACCAGCTTCTCGGTGCAGTCGGCGCCTTTGGCGGCTCTTACTATCCGGTTGCCGGTTTTCATCAGCTCCTGCATGGCCACCAGCTGCTCGGCCTCGCGGGTGTACTTGGCGGCCACCTCCTGCTGGGTGGGCGGGGTGGTCAGGCTCTTAATAGCACGCGGTAAGTTTTTATTACAGTACTCGCAAAATTCTTCGCTCCGGTTGTGCTCGCTGCGGTTGGCTTTCTCGGCACGGGCTACGGGAAAATTACTACGGCCGGTTATCATCCAGGAAATGCAGCTACTTTTTGCACTTAGCCAGGCGTTTAGCTTCTGAATGTAGCCGGCGGCGTAGCGGTCGGCGGCGGCTTGGGTGCGCTCAGCATCGGCGCCGGCCTTGGCGCCGGCGGCCTGAATCTGCGCCACGTGGTCGGCCAGCTCAGCCTGGCAGCTTTTTACTAGGCTCAGGGCGCGCTCGTCGGGCACGTGGCTGGTCCCGCTGTGGGCGCGGTATGCCAAGTTATACAGGCCTGGGATGGGGTACCCGGTGGCCTCGGCGGCGGCTATCTTGGTGGCGCGGTTGGCGCGTACTTCGTCGCTAGTCAACCATTTACGCGGCTGCTCGGCCTCAGCCACCACGGGCTCGGGCTTGCCGGCGTCGTCGTTAGCCGTGCGGCGGGCGTCCATCGCTTCCCACTGCTGCACCTGCTCGGCGGTCGGCTCTTGGCCTTCTTGGCGGTACTCGGCCACCTTGCGGGCCGTGCTCCACTGCATGTAAATATTAGGGTACTTGTGGGGGGCGTTGTTCGTGGTTGCCATTGGTGGGGGCGTGTGGTTGTTAGTGGTTGGTTGGTACCGCCGAAACCCCACCAGGCGCGCCGGGTGGGGTGAGGTCGTTAAAAGTGGAAAACGTGGCCGTTTAGTGCGTACTGCTGGCGGTTCAGCTCGGCGTCGTGGGCCTTGCGGTTAAAGTCGATGTACTGGCGGTAACGGGCTGGTATGTTGTTATAAACTTCATCATCCTCAGCCAGTTCTTGCAGGTAGGCGGCCACCGCTTCCTCGTCGGTGCATCCGTATTGGCCGCCGTAGTAGCCAATATATTTTTCTTCGAATAGGGCCACCATTGCCTCGGCCGTGGGGGCCTGCTCGGCCAGGTCCAGCGCGCTATCCTGGGCGTTAATGAAGGCGGCGAACGTGGCGCGGTTGGCGGTTTCACTCATGCGCAGGGCCTCCACGTAGGCCAGCAGCTGGGCCAGGTCGCCGTATTCGTGGGCCAGCAGCTGCGGCACGTTCTCAAAATCGGTTAGTATGAAGTCCTTGCCCCAAACGGCGTAAAAATTCGCCGGCGTTTCGTAGCCGGCCAGGTCTACCCATTGGGCGCGCTGGTCGGTAACGAGGTAGGCGCCGGGGCGCTTAGTGGCTGCTTTAGTGGGGGCGGTTGCGGTTAGGGTTGCCATTGGTGGGGGCGTGTGGTTGTTAGTGGTTGGTTGGTACCGCCGAAACCCCACCAGGCGGGCCTGGTGAGGTGTCAGCAATACCGTGCGCCGTGCGCCGGGTCCGTGTGGGGTTGCTTCAGGTAAGAACTATGTCAAAGAACTGCGCGGGCATACCTAGGCCTATTGCCTTTTTACCCTGTTTTTGGGGTTTTCTCTCCCCTTTTGTTATACAAATATACGGCGCAATGTATAGAATACCATACATAAAAGGCGCTTATTTTACCTATTTTTGTAAATAAATAGCACTGTATATCAATAACTTACACGCAAGCCCTACAAAACTGGGGTTAGTTCGTCATTTTCTCAACTTTCTTTTTATAAAGCCTTGTTTTGCAACGTATTAGGGTTGCAAGCGCCTTCGCGCTTGCTTTGAGCCCTGCGCAGCAGCACGACCCGCGCAGAAGTCGGGCTGCAATTGCAGGTAAAAAACTAGGATATCTGACTAGGGGGGTGCCGGGGGGTGGGCCGGTGTCGAGGGGCGCCAGGGCACGCGCAGGCACGCCAGGCCACGCTCGCGCCACGGTGGCGCACGGTGCCAAGGTTCAGGCTATCGAACGTGCCGCATAGGGCCGCTAATAGGGCCGTTTTCGGGGCCGATGGGCCGGGGCGGGCGGGCCCTACTACCACGGGACGCACCAGGTTGCGCTCGCATTGCGCCGGCCCCTACTACCACGGGACGCAAAGCAGAACGGCCTGCAATTGCGGGGTGCAATTGCAGGCCGTTGCCTAACTAACTTCTTGACGTTGTAGCGTTAAGGATGGGAAGGGTTTAGTCCGAAGGACCGGAGCGAAGCGCAGCCCGTACCAGCCTGGGCCGAAGGCAACGCCCTAGCCCATGAGCGTGTCCACAAAGCCGGTCATGCTGCCGGCCAGCCACTTAGTCACAGCGCCCACTATCAGCATATCCGCGGCCTCCGACAAGTGGGTGGCGTCGCGGGGCGGCATGACGGGCTTGCCTGCAATGACCTTCTCGCTGTCCTTGTCTTTCTTCCATTCCTCGCCGCTTCGCTTGGTCTTGGCGCCCTGGGCGCTAATCATCCACTGGCGCGCATTGGTCAGGTTGAAGCGGAACCGGAATAGGCTGCTGTCGAGTTCGCGCAGCAGCTTGCCCCACAATAGGAAGCGGGCGTAGTGTTTCCAGGCCTGGCCTAAGTAGCAGCGTTCTACGGTCCAACCGTTGGCGTACAAGATATTACAAACGTCGTCGGCGTAGCTGGTGCTCTTGTTGGCGCTCACGGCCACGGCCGTATGGTCAAAGAAGAAACGCACGTGCTTGGCCTGGTGGTGGCGGTAGTAGTCACAAAACTTTTGTACCACGTCGTCCAGCAACAACGGCGAATCGACAAACAACGAATTAACCAGCCGGTACTCGCGGCCGTGGGGCTGGCCCACGGTCAGGCTGTTAAAAATGTTGTTGTAGTCCAGGCCTATGTCGAGGGGTTCCCTAGGGTTCACGTCCTCGTCCCACAACGAATTTTTATCCGGCTGGTCTTTATAGTCGAGTACCAGGTTGTCGATGTGGCGGTAGTTGTGGGCGTGGTAGCCGTGGTAATCCTCGTTAAGTGAGGCGTAAAAGCCATTGGCCACCTGCACCACGCGCTTATTCATCACCGAGCTCTGGAACGTTTCATTGGGCAAGTCGCGGCGCATTTGCTTGATGGTGTTGAGCCCTAGCACGTGCACGTTATCGAGCGTCGAGGCCTCGCTGTAGTGGGTCAGGCCGGTGCGCAGCTGGTCGATGTGGCCCTGGAGCTTGGCCAGCTCCCGCTGGGCTTTGCGCTGCTGGGTGGTGTTGAGCTGCGGCAGCAGCTGCTCGATGCGGCCGTACTCCATCACCAGGCGCAGCACCAGCTCGCAGGCCTCACTCTCCATCTTGGCCTCGTACTCAAATAGCCAGTTGCCTTTATTGGCCAGCGGCATATCCGACATGAAGCACGTGGCCAGGTAGTGCGGCAAGTGGCCGAACAAGTCACGCATACCGGATAGGGTAATCATGGCTTCTTCGCGCAGGCGCTCCACGTTCAGAAACTTAGCTTCGTCACCATAGAGCCACTGCGACGAAATACCGTTAATCGAGCCGGGCCGGTCCTGGCTCACCAGGTACATACCCGAGCCGTTGTACCACTGGATATAGTTGTCGTATTTCAGCGGCGTGCGGTAGGCTTTCGGGATGCGCAGCCCTGCCGGCGGGCGCTTGCGTACCCAATAGTGCACGTCTTGGTAGTACCCTAGCTTTTCCCATGCGGCCACCAGGGGCGGGATGGTACGGGTCAGCAGCTGCTCGTAAGTGGTGCCCATCAGGATGCCATTGGCGCGGGGCATATCGTGCACGCGCCGGGCTGTGAAGGCGCCGCCGGGGCCTTCGGTCTTGCCGGTACGGCGGCCCCACATATGCACTTGGGTATGGGCGTCGATGGCCAGGGCGCGCAGCTGCGGCTTGTTGAGGTGGCGCTGCTGCTCGGCGGGCTCGGGAATAAACGTACTCATGGGTTTTATCCTGTTTGCATTTTTTTTGCCCGTGCACCCTTCATTTCAGGGTCCACGGGCAAATCGTTTGAACCCTGCACGTGAGGGCATTTTTTGCTCGTCGAAGATTCCGGGCTTCAGGCCTCGCGAGCATCGGCCGCGGCGCCGCCGGCGGCCTTGGTTTCGTCCACAATCTGCGCGTCCTGAAAATCGGGGTGGTCGGCCACCACGCCGGTACGCCGGACCTTGACGATGTTCGCCACCTGGGCCTCCCAATCATCGGGCAGCGCCTGGCCGGCCAGCTCGGGCAGAAACCCGAACGTGAGCCGCGGGGGCTGAATCTTCTCGATGGGCATTGCGTCGTTGGTGCCCATGAACTTCTCGATGATGGCGGCCATGTTCTTGTCGCAGGCGGCCACGGTTTTGAGGTCGCCGGCGGCTAGGGCCTTGGCCCTGGTGCTGGCCACGTCGGAAATGAGCGCGTCGATATAGAAACTGCGGTTGTGCAGCTGCTCGGTGGCGAAAACTTCCTGGGCCTCGCCAATCAGCCGGTACGCGGTGGCCAGGCTGCACTCGCCGGGCCACAGATTCATGAGCTTACCAGCCACCACGCGCACGCTCTTATCACGGGCCAGCAGTGAATCGACTTTTTGCAGCTTCTCCAGCTTTTCCTCCAGGGCGGGGCTCAGCTTAGCCGGTCCCTTGCCGATGAGGTACATATTAATCTGGTCGGCGTCCGACCTCAGCGTTAGGTTACTCATTGTGGCCAGCGGCGTTTATCTCGGCTTGACGGATTAGTTTGAGGGCTTCGGCCTGGGCCGGGGCGCTGCCGTTCTTGGCGTGCTGGAAAATGGTTTCTCGCAGCTGGGCCTGCATGATGAGCTTGCCCTTCAGCATTTGCTGGTGGAACTCGGGGCTGCGTAGCTGCGCCTGGTAGTCTAGCCCTAGCATCACGCAGACCTCAGCGGCCGAGAATTGCAGGCTGGCGTAGTGCTCGATGTCGGTTAGCTCGGGCTCGGCGGGTTCCTCCAGGGCGGGGTCGTCCTGCGGGGGCCACTGCTCAGGCTCGGGTGGCAGCACGCGCATAGGTGCCGGCGCCGGGTGGCTGGCCACGGGCGCGGCCACGGGGTACTGGCTGGCGTGGTGGCGCTCGCTGTAGCCCTGCGGGTCGGGCACCTCGTACACGTGCCTGCACTTCAGTTTGCCGTGGGGGCACGCGGCTGAAGTGAGCCCTAGGCTGTTGGCCGTGGCGAAAAGGCCGTGGGTCAGGCAGTCGTAAAAGGTGTAGGCCTCGGGGTCGGTATCGTGCAGCAGAAACTGCTCTACTTCGGTCAGTGGCTTGTTACGGCCGGGCTCCAGCGAGCCGGTCAAATAGGCTTCTCGCATGGTCTTAGTAGCTGTTGCCCCACGTGTATTTGCTCCACTTGGTCCGTATGCGGCTGTAGGTAAGCGCCTGGCCTTCGTGGATGGTGTAATACTTGGCCTCGCTGGTTCGCACGCTCTCCAGGCCTTCCCAGCTGCGCACGCGCAGCCAGTACTCGGCCGGGTGGTAATTGGTCGTGCACGTGGTTTTGCCCTTGTCGTCGGTCGAGCAATCCACCGACCAATAATCGGCGTGATAAATGCGGTCGGTCACGGTGCCGGCCACGTGCTCGCGGTGGCCACCAAAGCAGTCCGTCAGGAATAGGCCAGCGGCCAGGATGCCGGCCAGCCAGCCAGCGTATAAGCGTACTTTATCAATCATTTTGCAGAAGGTTGGCGGGTTTTCAGTTTGATGAGCTCGGGCTGCTGCACCTCGCTTAGAATGGCGTCGCGCATGAACTCGGCGGTGGCCCTGTCGAATAGGACCGTGCCGGCTTCGATGCGCGGGTTGTTGGTCATATTCTGCGAGTTGATTACCACGATGCCGTGGGTATCACCGATGGCCACCGTCACCTTAGCGTGGCACTTGCTCAGGTGCACCGTGGCGTTCAGGGTCTGCATGAGCTGCCAGGCCTGCGGGGCGCGGCTGGTAATGCGGTGGTCGGTTAGCAGGGTCAGGCTGCGCATGGCGCCGCTGTCGAGTAGCTGCTGCATGACGCGTACCGGGGCCTCGGTAATGGTCCAGGTCGTGGCGTACACGTCGGCCGGCCCGGTCTTTTCGAGTAGGTATTGGAGTAGCTGGTGGTTGCTCCACTTGCCGCCGGTCAGGTAGACGTAGGTATGGCCGGGCTGCAAGTCGCCTAGGTGCTGCTGTAGCACTTTGCGCGAATTGCAGACGGCGAATTGCACGGGCCCTAGCTTCTGGCGCCGGGCCTTGGGCTGCATCTGCTGCACGGCGCCCATTGCGGCGTCGAGGGGGCGCGGCTTGGTCGCGCTGCGGGGGAATAGGCTACCCATGATTTAGTATTAGGTCGAGCTCCAGCAGCTCGGCCTTCCACGTGGCCACCTGCTCGGGTTTACGGATGGCCCGGCCCCCACCTTTGGCGCTGCTCAGGTAGGTGCGCAGGGTGTTGCGGCGCTTCTCCACGGCGCGCAGGTCGGTGCGGTCGAAGGTGGCCACCGTGGCCTGGGGCAAATAGCCGTACTCCAGGTAATAGGCCTCGGCGTTCCACAGCGCCGCGTTTTCACGAAACAGGCGCTTAACTGCCTTGGCGTGCTCCTTGCGCTCAGGGCCGGGCGTGGCCACGCGCATTTGCCCGAAATGGTGGTTGGCCTGCTTGAAGGTTTGGGCGCGGCGCTTGCGCAGCTCCACCAGCTCGGGCGGGGCTTCAGCTGGTGCAGCTGCCGCGGCGGGCACGGGCGCGGGGCTGGCCACGTCGAGTACCTGGGCGGCGCGCGCCACGGGCTGGCCAGCCTCGGCCACCAGCTGCTCGTGGAGCTCCTTCAGGGCCGTGCGCAGCTTGCCCTGCGTGTACTTGTTGCGGCCGGATTGCAGCAGTGCCAGCTGCGGGCCGCCTACCCCGTGGGCCTTGGCCAGTGCCAGGCCCTGGTCGTAGTCCTGCCGGCTATTAAGCCAGGCGTTAATGAGTTGGTGGGCTTCCATGATGTGAAGCACGCCACCAGTTTACCCGTAAAATAGGACAATGTGCGGGCCTGCAATTGCAGGTCTTAGCGCCCAAAAAAGAGACACGGCGGGCACCAACCACGATGCCACAGTAACAGCACCACCTGTACACTGGCGCCGTGCCTCCGGCGGCAAAGATGCACAAAAAAGCCCTGCACAAAACTGTGCAGGGCTTTTTTGGTGGCTTAGACTGAGGCCTTTCTGGTGCGCTTCCTGGGGGTGGCCGGTTTGGGGGTCGCTACTGCCGCGGTGGCTGGTGCGCCCGTGGGCTCTGGGGGAATGGCGCGCAAGTAGGGGAACCTGCCCGTGGCGTGCAGCTTGTCGGCGGTGGCCAGGCTAATAGTGCGCAGGTCGATGCGCCCGCAGGCTATGCTTTCGACCGGGCCGGGAACAATCCCTATTACCTCGTATTTGCCGGCAAGCTCGGGGCTGGGTAGGTGCTCAGCCATGCCTTAGACTACTTCAGCCAGTGAGATATCGAAGTTGCAGATGGGCGCCGGTGTCGGGCTCGATGCGTTGAACTTGAACGATACACCGTTGCGGTCCTTGGCTGCCTTACCTGCGTTCACGTCCTCAGCCGAACGATAGGCGGGCAACTCGGGGCTCCCTACCACGCGGCGCAGGCCGTTACCGTCTTTCACTACGAAGATGAAACCGCCGTTAGTGAAGATGTTGACGAGCTGAATCAGCTCCACGCGAATCTTAGGGTGGAAAAACTCTAGTTCGGTTTCGTAGGAACCGCCGTCGAGTTCGCCCACGCCTTTGTCGGTCACGCCGGCCGTGTCCTTGGTCGTGTAGACCTTGGCCCAACGCTTGCCTTTTTTGAGTACGGGCGCGGTCGAGTAGGTTACACCGTCAGCGTCGAGTGCGGGCCACGTTTCCACGTGCTGCGCGGCGGTGTAAAACACCTCGCCGCGCAGACCGCCCATGTTAATCTGACCTACTGCAAAATCGAGGTCAAGAACTTTTAGAACGTCCATTCTAGTAAGTGCTTATGCAGAAAAAAAGAGTGTGAGAAAATTGATTGAATGAGGGGGCGCTGGCCCTAGTCCACCAGCTCCAGCACGCCGGACTGGATGCGTACCAGGTCGGCCAGCAAGTCGCTGCCTTCGGTCACGTCGGCGGCGGTGTAGTCCTCGCCGCGGAATTGGAAGGCGGGAATTACCACGCGGTAGGCCTGGCCTTCGTGCTCCACCTCCTGCTCGCCGTGGCCGGCGCTGTGGCTGCCTTCCTGGGCGGCGCTCAGCTCCTGGTTCAGCTCGTCAATGATGGTAGCACTGGCGTTTACCTGGCCCTGGGCCTCGTCACGCTCGCGGCGGGTGGTGTCGTGCTCGGCCTTTTCGCGGGTTAGGTCGGCGGTCAGCTTACTATTTTCCTGGGCGTACAGGTCGCGGCTGGCGTAAGCGGCCTCTAGGGCTTCCTTTTTGTCGGTGAGCTGCGTTTGCAGGCTCGTAACCTGGCCCTGTAGGGCGGCTAGTTGTTCTTTTTCGGCGGCGGTGGCCATGTCGATGCGGAATTGGTGCAGCAGCTGGGCCGGCCCTAGGTAGGACCGGCCACTGGCGGCGGGGGTGAAGGAAAAAAGGGGGCCGCTGCTTACGCTACGTCGTTGACTTGCAACACTTCCAGGTCGCGGAACTGGCACCCGATGTTGACGGCTACGCCGGCCTTCAGTACCCACATATCCGGCTGCGTGCGGATGGTGTTGAGGTCGCTCAGGCGGTCGGTGCCAATCAGCATATTCTCCTTCGGGGTTACGATGATGCGCTGGCTGTCATTCATCCACAGCACGGGCTTCAGGAAGCACTTACCGCCGCTCGAATCAATGCTGGTTTGCAGGAAGTTATCCGGCAAGCTGCGCACTTTGAAACGCTCGCGGTAGTTGTCGCAATACTTATCGTAGGTGGCGTAGCTCATGTACGCGTTCATCGTCATTTGGCGATACTTCGCGTTATGACGGCGGTACATATACTCTACCTGGGCCACGGCGTCGTCGCTGGTGATTGCGCCGGTCACGTTGGCCGTGAGCTTCTGGTTGGCAATCTCGCGGGCCAGGATGGTACCAAAGCCGTCCGTGATATCCTTGGCCGTGGTGCCGGCCTTGTTATACACGCCGTTGTAGATGGTATTCAGGTCGAGGTCCGTAGCGCAGGCCTCCATCTGCTGGTTCCAAAACTGCGTCGAGAACGGAACGGCCGCCTGCTCGGGCTTGGCAATGCCGGCCAGCTGCAACTCCTCCAGGTAGCTCTCGCGGAACTCCATTACGTCCACCAGCCACTCGCCTTTGCCCACTTGGGTTTCCAGGGCACGGTCGCTGAACTCGGCGCCCGACGTGGTGGCTTCGAACTTGTTGGAGTAGGGGCGCATACGGCTGGCCACGGTCAGCTTTGTGAGCTGCACCTTCGACTTAATGCCGGTTTTCAGCGTCAAGTCCTTGGCGGCAGTCATGCCCATTAGCATCTGAAGAATCAGCTGCTTATCGCGCTGGCCTGCGTAGGCGGCCAGCCCGTTTAAAATTACCGTTTGTTGGTCCGGCATGGTAGTAAAAAAATGTGCAGAAAAAAGGGAGAATGAGGTACTTAGGGGGGGCGCCTAGCTGCGCGCCGGGCCACCAGCTGGTGGCCCGGCTGCGGGCTTAAAAGCCTTTGGCTTCTTTGGCAATCATGGCGTCGAGGGTGTCCCACGCGTTGGCTTCGGGGGTTTCCTCGCTGCCTTCGGCGGGCTTTTCCTGGCCGTCGTGCTTGGCGTCGGTGCCGGCGGGGGCGTCGAGCAAGCGGGCCGATAGGTCGGCAATGCGGCCGGCGTCCTTGGTGGCCTGGGCCTGGGCGGTGGCCAGTGACTGCTCGGCCGTGGCGCGGGCGGTGGTGGCGGTATCGAGCTGGCTTTGCAGGCCGGCGGCGGTGGCCAGGCGGGCCTCCAGCGCGTCGAGGTGCGCAGGTTGCAGGTGGGCGCCTTCGGCGTTGGTGTTAAAGTCCTTGGCGCTGGCCAGGCCTAGCGCAGCTGCCAGCAGCGGAAACTGTTTCATGTTGGGGTCGTCGGATTGGTTGGGGTTGGTTGAAGTCATTTCGTCGTCGTCCTCGTCGTCGTCGCCGTCGAATAGGCCGCCTTCAGGGGCGGGCGCGGGGGCGGCGCCGGTCCCTAGGCGGGCCAGCTCCGTGCACCGATTCAGGGCGGCCTGCATCGAGCCGATGCTATCCACCAGGCCTAGCTTGATGCCTTCGGCCGCGCTCATGGTTTGGCCTTTGAATACCAGGGCCGTGTCCTTGATTTTGGCGGCGCGCTGGGCCAGGATGCGGGCCTGAAAATCTTTGTTGAGCGTGTCGAGCTCGGCCACCAGGGCGGCCACGTCGCCGGCCAGCGCCTTCTGGAACGTCTGGTTTTTCTCGGTCGAATCGGTGGCGTAGACGGCCACGCGCTTAATGCCCTGCTTCTTGTCGGCCTCGGTGGTGTCGATGAACTGGCACATGGTACCAATCGAGCCCACGCCGCTAGTGGTGTGGGTGGCCCATATCTCGGTGCAGGCGCTGGCCGTGTGGTAGCCGGCGCTGTAGCAATACCCATCGTTGATGAGCGCAATGACTGGCTTGCCGGCGGCGCGTACCTCCAGAATGGCGTCGTGCACGCTGTTGAGGCCGGAAACCTGGCCGCCGGGCGTGTCGATATCCAGCAGAATAGCGGCCACGTTGCGGTGGGCGCCGGCGGTACGGATGCGGTCGGCCCGGTCCATCGAGCCAATGCCGCACATGGCATTTTTCAGGATGATGCCCTGCACCGAGATAATGGCAATCGAGCCCGGCGCCAGGCTGTCGAGGTCGCTATGCCAGCCGTAGCGGAACACCTGGGCGCCGCCACCAGCTGCGGCCGTGGGCGCGGGGGTGGCCGCGTGAATCGACTTGCGTACCGCTTCGTCTACTTGGGTGCCTTGCACCAGGCCGTGCTCGGCCAGCAGCTCCAGGCTTTCGCCGGCCAGCACGCGGTCGGCTAAGGGGGCCAGCGTGGCGGCCGTGCCGGCGTCGAAGGAAAAAATGCCTTTAGCTAGGGCTAAGAGAAAAAGGGCGTTGCGTTGCATCTACCGGGGTTTTGATGCTGCAAAGCACTCGGCTGCTCAGGCCGATAAATAGGACAACCTACACGCACGAAAAAGCCCCGCCTGGTGGGGCGGGGCTCGGGGCTCAGCGGCGGTTTGCGCGGCAGATTTTGCAGCCTAGGCCTAGCAGCATAAGCCCTAGGCCGCCGGCTAGTAGCCAGGGGTTAAAGTAGATGGGCATTAGGATAGAATGGGCTGGCCTGCTTTGTCTTTCGGTGCCCAATGATAGGCGGGTGCGGCTTGTAGGTGGCGCATGATTTCGGCCGTAATGGCCACCGGCTGCTCGCGCAGCAGCTCCAGGCCGTCGCCTTGCAGAATCACGGGCCTAGGCTCGGCCTCGGCGGCCTTGGCGTCGATGGCGGCCCGCCAATCGGCCGGGCTCTCGGTGGTGCGTTGCAGGGCTACCTCGCCGTTGTCGGCGTACAGCAGCGTGTCGTTCGTGCCGATGAGGCGCACGGGCTGGCGGGGGTTGAACTCGGCCAGCTCCACGCCTAGCCCGTCCGGCTGCGTGTCGTCCACGGCGTAGCGTTTGACTTGCACCACGATAACGCCGCTAACCTCGCCGGTAGCGAGTGGCTGCGTCCAATTTTGTTCGGTTACGTAGCCGACTTGCTTTATTACCGTGCCGCCTAACTCAATGTTAGGCAATAAAATACGAATGTTCTTGTGGGGGGAATGTACGCGTGGCATAGCAGTTTAAACTAGAATATGGGGTATGTAGCCAGGGCCGTTTACGATTAGCTGGCCGCCTAATAAGCCGGCGTTTAGGCTCGGCTCGCCGTCTGCCTCGTTAAATTGATAATCGAGCCAGCGCTGCATCTGCCCACCTGGCCCGGTCCCTAGGTCGAGCCGTAGCCAGTCCAGGTAATGCTCGGTGTTTGCGCCGCCGCCGCCGCCGCCGCGGTAACTAATATTGAGGGTAGTAAGGGCGTCCATTGTGAACGTACCCACATTCTCGGCCCAGACGCGTTTGCCTTCAAACAAGCCATAAATCACGGGGCCTATGCGCTCGTAGCCTGCCTGCACGTAGGTGCCGATAGGGGCCTGGTCGGCCGTGTTGAGGGGCTTAAACAGGCTTTTGCCTTGGCTGGGTGCCTGGGGGTAAACCAGTAGCTCGCCGTTGCGCTGGTAGAGGCAAAAGGCCTCCAGCGTTACGGGCGAGTTACCGCTTATGAAGTTGCCGTACACGTAATTCTGAAGATTTACGCGCACTTCCAGGCGAAAATCTAAATCCCCAATGACGGGTAAGGCGCTCGTGTCAATGTAGCCAAATAGCGGGCTCGTAAAAACGCCGGCATAGTTGGTGCGGCTGCTAGAACCTAGGGCGGCTAGGG